TTGACCTTGGCTGGCCGGTGCTCAACACGCTGCTCGACCTCGACCACCTCGCGGTAGTAGGTCATGAACAGCATCAGCGCATGGTACTTCAGCGCCTCTTTCTCCGGCGTCTTATCATACCGGAGCACGAGATCGAGCGCCAACCGTTTTGGCTCTACCAGCTCCGGCGCGACCCGGCGGTTGGCAATATCCATCTGCTCCGGGATGTAGTCGAAGATGATAGACGCCGGGATATTCGGCTGGACCGTGGGATAAATTGCAATCTCCACCACACCGCGCGTGTTCTCGAACGTAAACTCAATCTGCTCCTCACACAGCTCCACAACACCGGATTCCATCGGTGCAAGGAACGGCTCACGATCAAGCCAGTGCTTGTTCTCATAGTACCAGTCGAGAACCATCTTCATGCGAGCATTGCTCTTGACAATGATGCGGTCAGCGGTCTTGCGATTCATCACTCAGTCCTCCTTTCCCAAAGGTTCACCGCAAGCAGGGCAGTAGTTCGGGTAATCCGAGGCGTCGCGGTCTTCCAACCACTCATGCTGACAGTGCGGGCAGGTGTGCCGCCGATACTCCACCCCATCGAATTTCGGTTCCGGCTTAGGAACATAGTCGCTCGCCAGACTTCCCGGCTTGCAGTGCCAGTGCTTTTCGCAGCACCACGGGATGTTGCCGATAACTGATGTGTAGTTGCGGACGCCGAATCTGCACGTCGAGCAGATGTCGATTTGCTTCTGCATCTCACTTCACCTCCGCTACGAAGTCGTTGTTCTCATCGACCCAAATGCGCTTGCGCCCGAGCTTGGCGATACGTACCGCACCCGCCGGCGGCTGCACTGGCACAGGCGGCTCTGGCATCGGCATCCAATAGGCGACGTCCCGGTTGCCTTGCCACTCTGCCGGCCTAATCGCGCAGGGTGAGTAATACCGAGCGGTGGTCACTGCGCCGTTCTTCGTGCAGACGAGGTACGAACCCTCCTCCGTGGGCGGTTGCTTCTCGGCATCTACCCAGTCACAATGGAGGGCAGCGAGCGCAACGTCCAGTGCGTCCTGCAACGGATTCATGTCCGCGTCAGACATATCATCCGGCAGGTGGTCCCACCACGCTCCACATTCGAGAACGTGCGCGGCCTCCTTTCGCGTCATTTTCATAGCTCACACCTCGTAAACCTGCGGGTCCTCGGTGGCATCAACGCGGCGCACAATCACGGTCGAGATGCCAAATGCTGCGCGAGCTTTCTCGGTTGCCTCCTCGATACTGTCAGCGAGGATAACCAGCGTTTTACCGCCAGTGTACATCCTGTGAGCGCGGTAGAGGTGCTTGGCAATAATCTTATAGGCACCCTCGTTACTCAGCTTAGGGGTGGGGGTTTTCCAGTTGGCGTACAGGGTATTCAGCGAGGCGTACGGACAGACCTTCATGCAATCATCGCGGTCATTCCAGCTCACCCAAACATACCCATCCGCACAGAACATCAACACGCGGTAGGTCTTGCCGTGCCGCAGCCCCATCGAACCGTCTTCCCCGATGAACGTCATCTCCATCGGATTCACATACTGCCTTTCAACAATCATCATGCTTCTCCTTTCAGCTTTTCAGCGCGTACTTCGCCATGAACCGCGTGGCGGTCAGGGCCAGCTCGTCATCGCTCTCTGCGGTTTCCCATTCGAGATTCTTGTCGAAGTAGCCGGTCTCGCCCACGGTGTCTACCGTGATGTCGAGAGATTCATCGCAGTCATTCACGAAGACCGCAATCCAATACTTCCCGAGCACACACCCATAACAGCCGGTGCTGTCGATGTACCAACCGGGGAAACGGAACTTTCGGGCGAACTCTGCCACACGCGGGTGAGTCAGTGGTTGATATGCTACCGACATCTCAATCCCTCCTGTTCGCGTAGCGGATGACGATTCGGGCGGCTTGCCGTAGAGCGCGGGCCTGAACCGTCAGCCAATCCTCGCCCATCAGGGGCAGCTCGCCGCCATGGGTTTTCTTCTTCTCAGATTCGGTGCAGAGCCGCTCGCAGATGTCACCGTCGTAGACCTCTGCACAGCCGCCGTAGCTGTACTGCTCCCAGTCCCGAGCGCCGTTCAGCAGGTCGGTCTCTGCGACCTTCCCGATGCGGACCGAATCATCGGTGATGTGCAACCGGTCTACGTAGTCATCGAACATCTCAACCGCGTAGCCCTTGACGCCCTTGTCCCAAGCGGACCGGGCAGAGTGCGCGGAGATGTCCTTCTTGATGTCAGCAATACGCCTCTGCATAACTCACAGCCTCCTCTTTGCAATCTTTGAAGTAGTCATCAGCGAAATCGTGCAGGCAGTCTTCGTGGATGAGCTGCCCGTCGATGTTGTACACGGTCTCGCCCTCATAAATCTCGCCGCCGCAGTAATTGCAGTAGGCGACGGGCTTGTCCTCGGGCGGTTCGAGCGGACGTTCCGGCAGATACTCAAACATTGTCGCAGCCCTCCTCCAATCTGGTGCTCCATCGAGCAGCTTTCTCCCGAATGATACGCGCGATCTCCTCGCGGTCAAACCCAAGTACCGCCGCACAGAGCAGGACATCAGCGAACTCCTCATTCAGATTGCGGGACGCATCGCCGGTTGCCATCGGTGTTGGGTTGCTCTTGTCAAGTGTCCGGCGCATCTTCAGCGCGGCCTGAGCCAGCTCCGTGGCTTCTTCGGCCAAACCTGCCAGCAGCTCACAGCAGCCGAGCAGGGTATTGATACCGGTAATCTCAGCGCCCCAATCTTCAAGCGCCTTCTCAATGGGCTGCTTATCAAATTCAATCGTTTCCATAGCTCACAGCCTCCTTCTGAACATCTGTCGCGACCTCCGGCTCCGGCAGCTCGCCGAGCATTGCCAGAATGTGCGCGTGAGGGATTTTGTGCTTCAGTCCGTTGGTGATAAACTCGCGCTCGGCGCAGCCCTTCACCAGCTCGTAGAAAGTCGAGAACTTCACATCCACGCGGTCTTCAGCGGCGAACGCATCGAGAATTCCCATAGTCTTGTCCTCCTTTGCAAAATGAAAAAGGCCCGCATTTCTGCGGGCCTTTCGGCATATAGGCAAATTCAGCTAACTATCAA